TTCATTTTGATCTCCAATTTATTATTATTAAAAAAAAAAGGAAGTGCCGAAGCACCTCCCCTATAATTATTTAAGAACTTTAACTAATGTTCTATAATGAAGTCTTTGGATATTATATCCACCTGCTATAATAGTTTCTATTCTAATAGCCTTTTGACCATTGTTTGTTTCAACTACATAGTAACCATTAAATCCATCAGAACTAACCTCAATATTTGAATTTAAAACTTTAGTAATACCTGCTTCTTCTAACTTTTTAGCAATCTTAGAATTTCTTGCTTTTATAACTGCTTTAGCATCTTTAGTAGCCATAAGGGTGATTGCATTTAAATTTGAATGTTGTAATTTTTCATACATACCTTTTCCACCTGCTATCTGACAAACTGAATCATAGCTATAAGAACCTCTAACCCAAGCACCATTTCTTTCTTTAGGAAGATTGTCGTAATATTCTTTGATTGCATTACTCTTTTCTACATAATAAGCAACTTGCTTTTCTGTATATAAAGCATCAAACTTTGTAAAAACTTCTTCTAGGGATTTGATTATTTCGTTATATGTCTGCATTTTTGATCTCCAATTTATTATTATTATTTATTAATTAACCTAGCTTAAACTCTAGGTTTATATATGTCAAACCCTAAATGCACTTTTTTTAATTTTTTTTCAAAGTATTGTTTTATTTGGCTTTATTTGATACTATCTGATAGAAAGTAATTATACTCTGATCTCCAATCGTAGTATAAATAGGGGGTAAAGATTATTTTTTTGATGTACTTAAATAAATCGCAGTATTTATAGGAAGTGAAACAGAAGTAGGTTTACCCCTTATGACTAAAGAATCAGACATTCAAATAGCTTGTAATCAGCTACTAAACATCTTAGCTAACACCTACTATTTCAGACATTTTCATGTTCCAAATGAGGGTAAAAGGTCTATTTATCTTCATGCTCAAATGAAAAAAATGGGTTTGAAATCTGGCTGTCCAGATATAATTGTTGAATATCCTATGGGTAAAGTTCTTTATATCGAACTTAAAAATGAAAAGGGCAGGTTGTCCGAAAATCAAAAGTTGTGGGCAGTACAATCTAAAGGACTAGGTACACCTCACTTTATAGTCAAGGGGGGTTTAACCGAATGTTTAGACCAAGTAAAACAAATCATTGAAACAAACATTCCCATGAGGTGTTGAGGATTGCCTAACCCTTTATCCTTTTAGTGGGCAAAAGTTCCTGTACTGCCCTTAAATCGCCCTTAAAGGGCATCTTATTTTTTCCTTCTGTTTCTATATGTTAACTTTTTCATTGCTGAATTTTTCATTAATTTACCATTTGGCATATAATGATAACCCTTTGGTGCTTTTTTTCTTTTAGCCATTATTTTTTCTTTTTCTTAACTGGCTTTTTCTTTTTTATAGGCTTTGATTTCATACCATATCCTTTTTGCATTTCTAGTTCCTTTCTTTGTTTTTTGTGTAGTGTCGTTACATGAAGATTATAAAAATAATTTCCAATCTTATTAAAAAACTTAGCTAATGTTAGCCAATGCCACAACATCATTTTTTTGTGTCCGTTTTTTTAATCTTATCAAATGATCTCATTCCACCAATTCCGAGCATACCAAACATTAATGGCATCATTACTGACATATCAGCTTGTGGAATAGTAATACCAAACCCTGCACAAATAGGTGCAACCATGTAATTTATTCCTAAAGATAAACCAGAAATCCAACCAATTAAGGGTCGCCAAGAACTTTGAAACCAATTACCTTTGGCATCTTCTTTAAGAACCTCTATTTGAGCAAGAGCAATTTGTTGACCATGTTTTTCAGCCATAGTAGCTATTTCGTGGGCAAGTTTGTTTTTTGTGTCTTTATCTTCTATAAATTTACCTAATAACTTAGATGCTACTGGTAATAAACTAGCTATCATTTTACAACCCTTTCTCCAGGTAAATACCCTTATAAATCAATGACTTATACGCTTTTGCTCATCTTGGCTATTAACCTATCTGCTCTATTTGTGGTTTGATTATACCACTTTGAATCTTTCATTTCTGCCATTGCTGTTTCTATATCGCCATTAATTAATGCTCTTTTAAATTTAGCAAACCCACTTAATCTTGGCAAACCTAATTGAAATGACATATGAATAATACATTCTTTAACATTATCGTCTATTGGCATACCCTCATAAAATATTTCTGCATCTTGTATAGAAACCCCTAAATCTAAAACAAATAGTTCTCTTGCTCTTTGTTCTGTTATTGGTGTCATTAGTTCATCTTTTTCATCATCTTTTATCAAATGCCCACAACCTATTGTCCAAAATCCTAAATGATCTTGGTATGGCTCTAGTAATAAACCACCCTCCTCACTAATTATATCATTTTTTAATGTTTCTAAATCCATTATTTTTCCACCTTATGCTCTTGCCCTATCCAAATTCCAAATATTCCAGTCATTACACCCATAACAACCGATACAAAAGCTGATTGTGATGCTGTTGGTGCATCTAACCCCATAAACCATTCTGCACATCTCCAACTCATTATGGTACTAGCTAACATCATGCATCTTGGCAATATTTTCCATTTTAAAAAGGTTTCAACATTCATTTCATAACCTCATTTAATCCAAAAACTTCTAAAATCATAAAGGTAAAAAACAACAATAAAATTCCACCTGCTATTAGTTTACCAGAAAAATTAGTTGAGCCAATCTTTATTGCAACAAATTCATTTCCTAAAATTCTTAAAATTAATTCAAAACTATTGTCATTTATTTTTAAATCTAATGGTTTTTCATACATTTTATCAACGTCTAATTTCTTTTCCATTAATAAACCTTTACTTTATCACTATCTATTTGAGGTACTAATTTACAAATACATTGATATGTTTCTGTTCCATCTTCTGACATAAATTCTTGGTTGCTTAACTTTTCTGCATAATAACTACAATCATTCACAGATTTGAAATAAATTTTAGAAATATTTTTTTCACTTGGTTGCATAGCACAATATAACATAAATACAGTAATCATTTAGCTATGCTCCGTAAACTTTCCATGATTTGATCTATTGATGGCTCTTTACTGTTTAATTTATCATATTCACATTTATATTGTTTAGGACAACCAATACTCAAATCTGCAAAATCTAAATCAAATCTTTTATTCGCACCCTCGTAAATACAAGCTAATTTATCTTTATAAACTTTTTGTTTTTTTAATCGGCAGGTTGTCATTTTTGGTAAAATAATTGTTCCATTATTTATTTTTTGATTTCTGCTTAAATTTTTACTTTTATATTCATAAGCAAATGCTTTAACTCCCATAACTAACAAACCCATAAGTACACCAATACCTATAAGAGCATATGCACCCCATTTAAGTATTTCCATTATTTCTTCTTTTTGTTTTCTGGCTTGTACTCTTTGTTTTCTTTGTGCTTCTTTAGCTTCATTAATTCTATTGGCTCTTTCAGCAATAATTTGATCCCATGTAGATGGATAACCTACTTGTACTGGGAAGCGAAAATTTATTAATTGCTTTAATTCTTCTCTTTTTTCTTCAAGCAATTTCATATTTATAAAATCATCTGCTGACTTTTCAATCGAACCAAATTGTTCAGCAATAGACATACCTTTTCCCTGCTTTTTATTGATTTGGTCTGCACCAACAAAGAAACCATCAATTTGTTTAGCTATGCCTGATATATCATTTACTGTATTAATATTTTCTTTTATAAAATCGACTGATTTTTTTATTAGGGCAATGCCAGTTAGGGTAGCTGTAACAATTTCCATTAAGCTACCTCACTAATAAACCTATGAGTAATAAAACTATCGCTGATATAGAAGAAATCATATAAACCTCTATTCTTTTAATTCTCAAAATACTTTCTTTGAATCTTTCTTCCGATACAGCTATGTGTTTTTCTAAAGTAACATGAATTTCTTGTAATGATGGTTTAGCCATTTACACCTCATCAGGGAAATCTGTTATTGGACTGTTACCAGTAGGATTGCCATCACTATCTGTAGGCACAACAAACAATGCTTTAAAAGCATCTAAGTCTGCACAATCAGTTATCTTTTTTTCTATTGTTGCTGTGGCTGTTCTTACTGCCGATCTATAGGTACTAATATCAGATGGTATCGCTGTATTTGCTTCTGCTTTCCTCGTCACATACCAATCGCTAGATGACATAAGGCTATTAGCACTTATTTTAGTTTTAGCAATCCATTGTGTCTTTAGACCTAACTGAACCCTTTGTTTACCAGTAACAATATCGTTTACAGCTTTACCATCTGCATCAACTACGTTCTCATCTGCTAGTTTTCTTTCAATACCTTTTGCCCAATAAAATCTATCGTCATAAGATGTATCTGCATCAGCTTCTATAGTTACACCCCACTTTTTTAAATCATCAGCAGACCATGAACTAGACCAGTTATAAGGGTGCTTAAATCCATCATCATCTTGCCATGCTTTGCCTAGCTTGAGGTATCTGTCTTTATATTTATAAGCCATTATCTTCTCCTATCTTGCTAAACTATATTTTGTTGGGGTCTGTGCAAATGCCATATAGATGTATGTGCCACTACTATTATTTCCAAAGTTAACTGCACCTCTCCATTTAAAACCATTACTTAAAAAATCTACTATAGCAGTTGAATATGTTGCTTCTTGATTGGCTGAATCTGCATAAATATAACTATCTCGTACATTAAAAGTATCTCTTGTACTATCGTATATTGCCCAGTTATCTGCTGAATCTGTTCTCTTAACCATGAGCCATTTTACAGCAAAATTTGTGAAGACGTATGTGCCATCTGTACCACCACTTCCAGTATAACTGCCAAACTTTGAGTAGCCTTCTACGTCATGGAATACATAATAAACTACAGTTTGACTTGTGTTATCATAGTCTGCATTTCCACCAATTAAAGTATCTGTAATCGTAAAATTAAAAGGTGTACCTGATGAACGTATAGCATTATCTTCATTTAATCCTAAATATTGACCAGAAGTTAAGATGTTATGCCATGTTGTCCATCTACTAGTACCTGACCTATATTTTTGAATAATCATATCAGGCTTTACTCCAAGCCCATGCCCAACCGACCATGTTCCACTACTAGGCGAGGTTGCAGTTACAATAGAAAATCCTGCATCTGTGTTTGCTTGGGAAACTGATAAAATAGAACCATCAAAATTAGTTTGTCCAAATGTTGTATTTGTGTTTACTTGACCACCCATTCCACTATGAGAAGAACAATAATAATATAAAGTAGGTGCTGACGAAGCTACTGTAATTGTTATTGTTTTTGCAGTATCATCTTTGACAACTCCAGTTGTATATTCAGAACCACCACCATGTGTTCCATCAGACGTTGTGGAAAATCTAAATGGGTGCGAGGTAGCTGAACTATCAGAATAATCAAATGTGTATATTCCACCCTCTTGTAAATTTAAGGCTACTGCACTTTGAGCAAATGTTGCACTATCAACACTATTTCTAAATCTATATTTATTGCCACTATCTGAAACAACTACAACTTTATATGTTTTTGTTGGTGTTGCTCCTCCTGCTTTCCAGTTCCAAGCTACATATGTTCCACCCGAAATGCTGTATTCACTAGTAGTGCCTCCAGTTGAATTATATGAAACTGTAAATCCATTAGTATCAAATGATTTAAACCAATTATAGTTTGTATTAGTGTTTTCTGCATTATTAAGACTAGACCTAATATAACCATAAAGTGGTCGTGAACTATCGTGCCACATATGATGATGACCATCTGCATTTCTTCTTTTTAACCATACCAAATCAGATTGAAACCCAACATCTGATATAGCTTTTTCGCCATTAGTTCCATCATAAATAACTGTATTAAAATGGTCTGAAGCAATCGTATCTGAATTTGCACCAATGGTTGGTTCTTCAAGGTTATTTGAACATAAGGAAAGATAGCCACTCGGTACAGCACTATGGAACGTACCATTGCCATTTGCATCTGCATTAGAGGTAGCTGTTTCTTCTGATGCAAATGAACTGTCCTGTCCAAAGTTTACAGTCGCTTGTGCTTGATAACCATCTATAGCAGGGTGGTAAGTAAGTGCTTCCATATCTTCAAAAAGAGTAAAAAGAGTTCCACCATCTACATTGTATTTTATTGAAGTTGTAGAACTATCTAAATCTATTGCTATTCCAACAACTACATTTGCTGTAATTTCAGGAGCAGAACTTTCTATACTTGTTTCACTTCCCCCAGTTATCTTATATTCTGTAGTTCCATTCACATTAACTCCATAAACATAGCCATTTGTAGCATTAGACCAAGTGTTCCTATGCCACCAAGAACCTGAAGCTATTTGTTTTCTACCAACCTCTCTAATTCCAACTCCGAGTGCTTGTGCTGAAGCATCATAAGCATCAAATCTCACCTCAAAATACCATTTACCTGATGAAAAAGCGAATGTTGATGCTACTTCGTTCCATGCACTATTATCATATCTTAAATTGCCCTCTGTTAAAGTTCCTGCCGACATATATAAAGGATTAAGGGTGCAGAAGTTATTCTCTGGACTATCAGGTAAATTTGCATCATGTGAAAGAATCCCACTACTTGTAACTGCCCAATGATTATTTTGACCACTTGAATCATCACCGATATTTGTTGGATTTGCAACACTACCACTTGAAGTTGATGTTCCAGTGCCTATAAATTTTAAATGAAATCCTTTATTTCCAAATGTCGGAGAAGAATATTCTTTTGGTATAAATATTCCATTTTTAAATTCACCTACTGTATCAATAGGTGATACATCTTGACCATCTAAAAACCACCAATCTGCTATATATCCTCCTAAACCATAACTTCCATTGGTATATCCAAGGTAATGGGTTGTATTTGTATTCCAACCTACAACTGAACTACTTCCACTTGAAACATGAGTTGTTACATCAAAAGCAGTTTCCCTTACACCATTTACATATATTTTAACTCTATTACTATCAGTGCCATCTGTGGTGTCTATTTGTACCCATATATGATACCAAGCACTTGTATCTCTAAAAACCCTTGTTGTTCTATAATTAAAAAAATATGCTGAACCATTATAACTATCTACTTCTAATTTTAAATCGTCATTTAATCTCATAAAAGCTTGAGCAACACCACTACCTCCTAAAGTAGAGGAGAAAAAATTCTGATAATGTTGAGCAGAAAACTTAACCCAACCACCAAAAGACATGGTAGTTGCACTTGTTGGTGACGCACCAAATGCTTTAGTTAAAGTATGACCTGCATTAACTCTTAATGAATTAGTAACTTCACCATTATAGAAACCACTTGAAGAATTTGCTAACCATTTATCTGAACTAAACATATAATTTACCCAAAGTTAAGTTGAGGTGTTCCAAGCAATACTGAACCAGATGCCTTAATTATATATGGAACAACATCATATTGATTATTAGTTGCCGACAATCCTAAACTAGATGCACCACCTGCACCTGCTGTTTCATAATGACCATGCAAACTTACACTCCCTGCACCACTACTACTAGGCTGAATAAAAATAATAACCCCAGTTTGACCAACATTTCCATCTTCTGTAGTTGGTTCTGCTAGACTTTGTGAGCCACTTGCCAAAGTAACAATAAAGTTTTGGTATGTGTCAAAGTTTAAAACTCCACTAACACTCGCTAAAGTTGCACTAAATGTTGATGGAATTTGTGATTTTGTGAATGTGTTTTGAACAGAAGTTAAGAAAGGTGTTACAAAAGCTAGGTTTCCAGAACCATCAGTTTTTAAGACTTGGTTTGCACTTCCATCTGCTGTTGGGTGGCTTAATCCATCTAATATAACTTTTCCAGAACCATTAGGTGTTATTGCAATATTACCATTTGATGCACTTACTATCGCATTGCCATTTACATCTAAAGAACCACCTAATTGTGGACTTGTATCACCTACAACGTCTGTCGCTGAATCTGATATATTTACTGTATTTGCAGAAACATTAAATGTAGCAAATGTAATATCATCACTTCCATCATAAAATTTTAAAATGGGTGCAGATGCAGAAGAATAATCTAGCCAAAACATACCTTGTTCTGCATAGGCAGGTCTTGTAGAAGATGCGATTGCATGGTTTTGTTTAATAGCATCTAAAACTGCATTTAAATCACTTCTAAATGCAGGGAATGATTGGTTAGCTATAGCTAAATCGGTTGGTAAACTTGGTAAGGTCATAATTATTTATACTCCTATTAAAATCCCTTTGCAATAAAATCGAAAGTTTTTGAAACTCCAGAATTAGAACTATTTAAAAAGGCAACATTAAAACCATTTATTGTTTTATTTGAAACTGTGAAATAATCTCCAGTTGCCATTGATTGTCCAGTTATTCCTAAAGCATAATTACCACTTTTGAATGGATTTGTAAACGTAACAGATTTTGTTGTTGTTCCAGAAACAATATCATTACCACTAAATATTCTGTCTTGCATATCTACTGTAACTGTTACTGCTGATACGACTGGGGTACTTGCTAAATCTCTTGACGTTAAAACAACTCTAAATTTTAAATATCTAGCTTCGTATTCTCCAATAACAAAATTTCTAAAATCTGTGTATGTACTATTATCATCACTTGTAGCAATTTCTAAATGAGCATTACAGTTTGCAGGGGTATCGCCATCAAAGTTAGAACTAGCATCATCAAAATTTCCACTTTTATTATCAAATAAATCATCTGGATTATCTGAACTTTGTGTTATTGATGCTGTTACTCTTGATGTATGTTTAGCACCAATATCAATAACATTTTCAAATTCATAATTACCAGTTGATAAAAAATCTGCATTACTTGCACCAGAATCAAAGAACCTAGTTGAATTTGCATCAAAATTTCCACTAGCTGATTCAAATAATTCTGAACTATCTAACTCTAAAGCACCATCTAATAATACAACATTTGTTTTTGTACCACCAAATATAGGGTGTTCTGATTGGGTTGTTATTGCATTAAAATTTAAAACTCCAGTTACATTAGAAATTATTGCAGTAGCATTTGAACTAAAGTTTCCTAACTTATCGACAGCTTTTAAGAGATATGTTCCTTTTCTTGATGGTACTGATATTGAAGTTGCAGGTCTTGATATTTTTTCAACTAATGCTACTGAATTTTGCCAATCGGCTGTTCCATCTAATTCTTCTGAAAATCTAAGATTATAATAAGCTAAATCTAAATCTGTTACAGCTTCCCATGATAAATGTGCTTCTTGACCAGAAATATTACATGAAAAATCTGTTACATCACTTGGGGGTGCTATTGCTCCAACAATAGTTCTTTGAGCAGAAACATAAGTTGAAGAAACACCTGCTGTATTAACAGCTTTAACCCTCACATCATAAATTGATTGGTCAATAACATTTAAAACTCTATGGTTAAGACCAGAGCCTTGTGCATAAATAATAAAATCAGATTCGGTGCTTAATTTATATTCCACTTGGTAAAAATCAATAAATTTATCTGGACTTGCACCAACTAAAACATTTAATGCAACAATAACAGTTCCATCATTATATTGAATTAATTGATCTGTTAAAGTTACACTTGCAGGGGGTTGTACTGTAAAAGGATTAGGTAAAGTTGTGTCTGGTATTGATGCAACAGCTTGTTGAGTGCCAAAAGCATAAAAACTATCTTGATGTTCTGATAATTGTAAACTAACTGTATGGTCTGAATTAAGGGTTAAATTTTGTACTCTAAAAGGTTTTGCAGAAAAACTTGGTGTTGCATGAGTTATATTTATAATATCCCCAATAGATAAATCTAGTGCTATAGCATCTGATTTTAAAGCAACATCTAAACTAGACCTAGACCTTCTTAAAATGATTTCTGCCATCTCTTGGGCTTGATATGGGCTAGTAAACATAGAAAAATCAAACCTACCCTCTAAAAGCAAACCACCATCTGCTGTTTTCATTGTTGAATGTTGATCTGCACTAGCTATTCCAGTTTCATCTACTGGTGGAAATTGTGCTGTATCTGATTGATAACTTTTATCTGGGTTAATAAAATTTACAATAACTCTATTATATCTTGAATTTTTGCTTTTACTGGAAACTGATATGCCACCAATAATATTATCTTCTGTTAATGTAATTGATGCTGAACCAGTAGTTTCAACTAATATATTATATATACCAGATGAAAAGTTTAAATATGACCTTGAACCCCTAACAAATTCTTTTACGTTATCAATAGCTTTTCTTGAGGTATCAATAACAATATGGCTATCCATTAGGTCTATTTCATCTGCACCACTATAAGGGGTAATATTGGCATCACATACATCACTAGCAGTTTGCCAATCTGCAAAATTACTATCAAAGTAACTATTAGCTATCCCCATTCCAAATCTATCGTTTCTTAAATAATCTAATAATTGCAATATAGGATTATCTGAATATGCCCATGTAGAACTTGTATCTTTCCTATGGCTACCAGAACCACCAGTAACAGTTCCATCTAAGTTAGGGTTATATACCTTTTTACCTTGAACTATCGCTGTAACACTCGGTAATGAGCCAAACTTATCTTGATTCCATTCAAATCTAATAGCAAGATATGCCAAACCCCTTAATCTATGGTTACTTGTCCAAGAACTTAGGGTGGATAATAAGTTTGATGCACTTTGACTATCAGAACCAAAATGAGGTTCGCAGGTTATTAAACTTGCACCATCATAAAAATTAGCATCATTACTAGCCACAGTTATTTGTGAATTATCTGCAATATCCCCAGACCATGTAACTGTATTATCGTTTATTTGTATTGATGTAATATCATTTATTTCACCCTCACTTAATACAATAGCCATATATAAATATTGATTATCTGTTCCAGATGTTTCTAAAAAAACTACATGACCACCAACTTTTCTTGTTCCATAAACAATAGGAATATGACCATTTGCAGTAAATTTATTAACTAAAACCCCTCTTGCTTGTTGTTCAGAATTTTGTTGTGAAAAATCTGGTATTTCTGGCATGGGTATTATCCACCCAATAACATCTTCAACAATACCAACAACACCATCAACTATATCTTCAACAACATTTACTATTTCTTCAAATGGATTACACATTAATTTAATCTCCAATTAGAGCCTAAATTTTTAAAACCAAGTTTTTGAAATACTGGGTCTATATGTAAACCAGATGTTACCGATAAATACATTGGTAAACCTTTTGCGACTTTTTTAATTGAATCAACTAAAGCTGTAACTAATTTAAAATTTCTAAAACTTTTCTTAACATAAATTGTATGAATATGAATACATTCACTTTTACTAAACCAATATTCTGTTTTGTGAAAAATAGTACAACCTATAACTTGGTCTAAATCCAAATCTTTTAATAAAATTACTTTGCCCTTTTGTAATATCGCATTAATAAAATTTTTTAGTTTAGGCTCGTCTACTTCTGGATAATCTAAACCAACTAAATCTTCATCTTTAAAATTTACCAATAAATCACAAATTGTTTGTAAATCTTTCTTTTCAGCTTGATATAAATGTATACTCATACTCTACCCCATTTAATATCTTTTACTGTGAGTGCAGAAAATTCCATACCTTTATCAGCACTAAAGAACCTTTTTTGGGAATTATCGGTGGTTGTCCTGCCACTTGTTTTGCTGAAATTTCCCCAATGTGATGTAATTGTTAGAATTAAATTTGCCCTCGTTGTATTATCGGTAATCTTATAATTGTTAATTGTACCATAAAACAATAAAAATGGGTCTGATATTAAAGCTAAATTTGTATCTAAGAAACCCCTATAAATATGAACATCATCATTTATTATATTTTCATTAAGAACTATAGCCACATATGTTTGGTCTACTGCTGATAAACTTATAGATAAACTATTCTTTGAGGGTTTATTTGTTTCACTAACCCCAGTTATACTTTGTAAATGCCCATTAGATAAATAGGTTCTTGAACTACCAGATATATTTGACGTTATATTGAAACTTGCATTAGTTAAATATATTGGTGTTGCAAAACCAAAATCTATTAAAACAACTGGTTCTATATTTCCAGTAGCTAGTTCTGTTTTGACTGCACTTGTTAAACCTCTAGCCATGTTCTATCCTGGGAATTTATCTAATAAAATCAATGACTTACACCTATTACAAACTTTCTATTACATCAAACTCATAACTAAATAATAAGTTACCATCACCATCATTTTCGCTTGTTGCAAATTCTTGTACGTCACTTACAAGATAAACTGTAAATGGAACTGCATCATAAGTAACAGAACTATCATTTGCTAATGCTTCTCTTAAAGGTGGTTCTATTGTTACTGTTGAAGCATTGCTTGATGATGTTGCATCTTCTACAACCATATAGACCTTAGAATGTGCAAACTTTATAAAATCACCTGCTTTTAATCTACCTGCACCATCACCTGCAAAACCATTAATAGCTATAGTTGTATCTGCGACTGCATGAACCCCATCAACTAATAAAGTACCACTTTCGTTTCCTAGTGCATTTAAATAGCTTGGCATTGTTACTGTAAAATTTTCTTTTCTTGATCTTTGTTTCATTATAAATGCCATGATAGGTGCAAATTCTGACCTTTTCATAGGTGGATATTTGACTGTAAAACTAAATTTTTGACCTTGAACTTGTCTACGAAATGTTTTTCCACTATCGGTTTCAGAAAATAAAGTCTTTTGATTGCTTGAAAGATTGACTGAAATAAAGTTTGTATTTGGTAATGCTCCACTCATATTATCGCCATTCTACCCTTTTCATTTACAGCACTATTAATAAGATTAACTATAGTACCTCTTGAATTAACTAATAACTCGTTAAAACCTCTTGCATCTACTGTGCTTATATTAAAATTAACTGTTACTGCTTTACCCATTCCACCTAATTTATTATTCGGTACTACGTTTGATG